AGCGGATGTATTATTGTAAAGTGAAGGGGGTCTTTGTGGAACCACCGCCGGTGACAACCGGTTTGTACACAACGAGGTTAGCCAATTTCAAGAAACTATTGCTAAAACGTGTTGGGCATTGCTCCCCTATTTCCCTCGACGATGTCGTTGAGATGTATCAGGGCCGGAAACGCACCATATACGCTAATGCTAAGGAAACATTTGAAACATCAGGCCTGACTCGGAAGGATGGGTATTTGAACAGCTTTGTAAAACTAGAAAAAGTGGATCCAAGCAAAGCTCCACGGTGCATTCAGCCGCGGAAACCCGTCTATAACATCATGCTGGCGAAGTACATCAAGCCACTTGAACACCGCCTATACCATGCCATTGACAAGGTATATGGCGACGGCCCAACTGTAATCAAGGGTTACAATGTTGACCAGATTGGGCGCATCATCCGTGGAAAGTGGAAGTCTTTCAGGAACCCCGTCGCGATCGGGTTAGATGCAACAAAGTTCGACATGCACGTGAGTGTCGAAGCTTTGGAGTGGGAACACTCCAACTACAACGATATCTATCGCTGCAAAACCCTGCGGCGTTTGTTGACCTGGCAGGTCAACAACAAGGGATATGGTTGGTGTAAGGACGGGAGCCTGCGCTACACAGTGCGGGGCCGCAGAGCTAGCGGTGACATGAACACGGCATTGGGCAATTGCTTGATAATGTGCGCATTGGTACACGCTTACGCAGAGCACAAAGGCATCAGCGTAAAGCTTTGCAACAATGGTGATGATTGTGTAGTGTTGATGGAGAAAGAGCACACACACAACTTCATGGGTGGGTTGGACGAATGGTTCCTCGAAATGGGATTCCGCATGGTTGCGGAAGAGCCCGTTTATGAGTTGAGCAAAATCGAGTTCTGCCAGATGCACCCTATCGAGTTTGACGACGGCACATGTCGCATGATTCGAAACATTCCCGTTGCAATGAGGAAAGATACGTTGTGCACCATATCAATTGCCAATCAGAAGGCATTGAAGGGGTGGTTCACAGCGGTTGGAAAAGGAGGCTTAGCATTGACTGGGGGGATACCAATCATGCAAAACCTCTATAGGAAGTTCATCCAGCTAGGTGGGGACGTCAATACGAAAGTCGCTGATGATTTAGCGAGAAATAGTGGCATGTCCCTCCTTGCTGGTGGTATGAAGGCGCACTTTGCCGATCCGAGCGACAACGTGCGCGCGCAAGTCTTTGCTGTATGGGACATCACGCCCGCTGAGCAACTTGAGATTGAAAGGTATATTGATTCTTATACAATGGCCCCGTTTGCTGATGTCCCGCAAACGGTCGATAACCATCAGAATCATAACCCAATCTGGCATGCGTTATCACGGTAATTACTGTGGACCTAATTGGTCGGCAGGCAAGCATCAAGAGTCTGTAGATTCTAGCGTGCCTGCCTCGGACGAGTTTGACGAGAGCTGCAAGATGCATGACCGCGCTTACGCTTTGAAGCTGCCCCTGAAGGCCGCCGATATGCAATTCGCGCGCGACAATCTGCTGTCCCTTAACCCCAAACGAATGCTCGCAGGAGCTTTGGTGGGTGTACAAGGGCTCTTACGACCAGACGATAGACCAATTCTACCAACCAATATGAACAGCAC